CGATGGGGTTACTCAGTCGTGCCGCCGGACGATATTAGACGGGCGTGCCTGCGGCTTGCGGGGTATAATTATCGGCTGAGGGACTCACAAGTATACGACGTGACCGCAATTCCGGAACAAGGGGCGATTGTGCTGCCGAAGGGAATTCCAGCGGACGTGGTACGGATATTGGAGGCGTACAAGAAACTCGTATGAGCCCAACAACATTGAGTGATTTTTACGCTAACCTTGGAGCACTAGTCGTGGATGGGGTGTCTCGGCGGCTAGACTTTCCACCAACCTCGTTGACCTCGGCGGACCTGCCAACGCAGTGGGTGCAGGCGCCAGCCGTGGATGAGGGCCCAATGACGTACGGCACACATGGTGGGTGGCCAACTCTTAGAGCCCAGCTAGTTATCGCCACCGCGTCGTTCTTGGAAGGGATTCAGTCGGATAATTACATCGCTGCTCTGGCTATGGCCGACTCAGTCCTCAACGCCCTTCGCGCCGTGAACGTTTCAAGTTTGAACCTTGGGAAGTCCAAGTTGAGCTGGACAGTGTCAGTGGGGAAGGTCACTGTGAACGAGACGGATTATTGGGCCGTTATAGCCGACATTCAAGGAGCAGGGTAGCATGGGAAAGTACAAGGTTATTGACTTACTCACATCATTATCCACAGGGCAGTATGTTTTCCCTGGGGAAATAGTTGAGCTTGAGGATAACGCCGCAGCAATTTTGCTGGAGCGCGGCAGTATAGTTCCAGCTGTTGCTGAGGTCAAAAGTACCGAGACCAAAAAGGAAAAGGAAAAGGAAAAGGAAAAGGAGGAAATGTAAATGGCGCAAATCACTGGTGCCCTGTCGGCCGTAAACGCTCTAGTGGAATACTCCGCGAACGGGACTTCATGGACGGACGTCAGCGGGACGTACAATAAGATCTCGCCGGGTGGGAGTACAAGGAAATACGGGTTCAAGTACACGTTTGACGGTGACACAGCCATTATCACTTACGGCAAGCGTGAGCCCATTGAGATTACCTTCACCTTCATTTACACCGAGGGTGCGTCTGACGTTTACAAGACACTTGAAGACCTTCACGTGGCGGAGGACGGCACAGCGTTTTACATGCGTTGGGCTCCCAAAGGCGCAACAGTTGGAAATTTTGTCTACTCGACTGGCAGTTGCAAGATTGTCTCATGGAACAGGCCAGAAATTGATAGTGAGAGCGCCGACCCGCTGGTAGTCGAGTTTACCGTGGCGTGCTCGAATATCACCCGCTCAACTTACACTACCTAGGTGGGTTATGCCGCAACGTATTACCAAAAAGTACCGCAGAGTTGACAGCACGTCAGTGCAGGGCGAAGGGTCCTTTGTAGAGTTTGCGGCCCCGACGTTCAACGACATCGTCGAGTTCAGCTCACTAATTTTTGAGAATGAGCTTGAGGAGGTCCACGACGCTGAGGCCATAAAACTCGTAATGCCCATGCTTGAGCGCTTTGTTACGCACTGGAATTGGGTTGACGACGACGGGAACCCATTGCCTCAGCCAACGGAGGACAGCAGCGTTATTCAGCAGCTCACCCTGGAGGAGCAGATTTTCTTGGTGGAGAACTTGACGCGTGCTTTCAACTTATCAGAGCAGACAGCAAAAAACTGAGGGTGGCAATGGCGGCGCATCTGTGGACCGCTAACCCGCCGCCATTGCCTTACATCGAATTAATCCTGTGCAGGGATGTATACCACTGCACACCAGTTGAGCTGGGAGAGGTCCCGTGGGAGACAATCCAGGCGCACTTAGTCTGTTTGGACATGGAAGCAGCGCGGAATAGGCATGCGTGATGGCGACTTCATCCCTTGAAATTATCGTTGGGCTTAAAGACCGTGCCAGTGGGCCGCTTAGTGGGCTCCGCAGGACCTTAGCTGGGGTTGGCCAAGTTGTTGGCGGAATCCTTGGAGCACAGGCCATTGGTGGCATTGTCAACGGCTTAAAGTCCATGGGGTCCGAGGCGCTGACCGCAATTTCATCGTACGAGCGCCTTTCAGCGTCGATGACGTCCTTAGTAGCCAGGGAACTTCGTGCCGCTGACGCGACGTTGAGCATGGAAGAGGCCCTAGCACAAGCTGGCTCGAAGGCCAAAGACCTGGTAAAATGGGTAGAGCAACTGGCGATTAAATCCCCCTTCGACCAAGAGGGCGTTGCAAATGCAATGAGGACAGCCTTAGCCTACGGTTTTACCACGGAAGAAGCCCAAAGGCTAACCCAAGCTTCCATTGACTTTGTTGCCGCGACTGGTGGAACATCGGCGCAAATGGACCAAATTGCCTTGGCCCTTGGGCAGATGAAAGCTAAGGGAAAGCTCGCCGGGCAAGAGATACTTCAACTGACCAATGCGGGTGTCGGGGTAAGAGCCATTCTAGAAAAGATGGGGTACTCCTTAGACGACGTCAGCAAGGGGTTGGTAAAGTCCGATGATTTTCTCAACGCGTTCATCACCACCATGGAAAGTGATTTTGGTGGCGCTGCAGAACGCCAATCAAACACATGGGCTGGGCTGATAAACACCTTTCAGGACGTGAAGGCAATTGGCCTTCGTGAGTTTTTCGGCGGAGTCTTTGAGGCCGTCCAACCCCTAGTGGCGAGTTTTTCCGCCTGGCTTCAAGGTCCAGGAATGGAGCGTCTTCGCGGCTGGGGTGAGCAAGCCGGAATGCTAGCGACAAAATTTTTAAATTTATTTCAGGTAATCGCAGACGCCGGTCTAGGGTCACCTGAAACCAGTAAGGCTCTTGGGTGGTTGCTAGGCCCAGGGATTACGTCAAAAATGCAGGGGTTATCAATGGCGTTTCAGCCACTGTTCTCGTCAGTCAAAGGGCTCGCGGCTGCGTTCACGGAGAGTGGACCGCAAATAGCAAAGTCGATTAGGGACATATGGGCCACGATAGTCGGACAGTTTAAGTCACAAGGTCCTGCAATTTTAAAGAATATGACATCCATTGTAGATAGTCTAACTCTTCTCTGGAAAAAACACGGTGATAACATTATTGCAGCAGTTACTACGGCGATTCAGTGGATTTCTACATCGCTCATTGGTGGAGTAACATTTATAACTGGATTAATTGCTGGATTTTTAAAAATATTGACAGGAGATTGGAAAAGCGGTTGGAATGCGATTAAGCGGTCCACTGAAGTCTTCGCTGACGGGATTATGCGGCTCATGGGGACGAGCCTTGAAGAAGTGCGCAGAACTTGGGCTAGCAACTTAGAGGCGTTGGTCATGATAATCGTACTTCTTTGGGATAAAGTCCGTAACGCGGGCAAAAAGATTGTTGAGGGGTTAAAGACTGGGATTTCCAGTGCGTGGTCTGGGTTCGTCTCATGGTTTCAGGGTAAAATAAATTCATTAGTCGAAATGCTTAAAAACACCCTGGGAATACACTCACCGTCCAGCGTATTTAAGGACATCGGTAAGAATATGATGGCTGGTATGGCGGCGGGACTAAAATCGAACGCTGTGAAACCACGAACGGCTATGAAAAATGCTATACCTGAGCTTAGTCAAGTTTCAGCCAGGAGCAGTGGTGCATTTACGATTGGGACTCAAAATATCACTGTGATAAACGGGACTGACCTGGATGAAATTATTGAGGCGATTGAAGTTGCGAATGCTCGGTCCATGAAGGGGCAGAGCTCATTTGGATACGCGGGGTGACCATGGGATTCGTTGCGCAGATTTGTCGTGGAACTCAGAAAATTAGCCTAAACGCCAGCCCATTCACCATCGGGAGTGACTTTGTTCCACCGTCGGTGGCGGAGACTCCTGGGATTGCGAACGGCCGCGGTAAAGCCAGGCGTGTTGGCAGTGTCATGGCGACGCAAAGTATCAGCATCACAGTCCATGTTCAGGGCACGTCTGTCGAGTACATCCGCCAACAAGTTGACCTGTTAAACTCGTTCTTGCAGCACGCCGGCGACAGGAACAACCCGGTGTATCTCGAGTGGCGACCGGATAATTTAATATCATCGTCACAAGTAATTTTCGGACAGTCTGGAGCATATAGGCGTGTTCAAATCCTTTGGGGCGAACTACAGTATGGTGATGAGTATGGTCTTTGGGACCACTCCGTAATAATCCCAGATTGTCGGTTAAACCTTTTAGTCGGTCCATACATTGAGGGGGAACGTCAACGTTTAGCTGAAGCCAAAGGCGGAATTTCTGAAGATTGGGTGGGAACAGAATCAGGTCGGAGCCGCGGCCTGCGAATACCAGACGCCAAAATTAACTATATTTCAAACCCAATTTTTTCTAACTTGATTTGGAATTATGGGTGGACCGCCGGTTCTGGTGCAACAGTTTCGAGAAATACAACCCCATCATTTGTTGTTTTCGGCGCGGCTAGCGCTAGAATTGCGAGCTCGTCAAGTTCAACCGGAACCTACACGCAATCTATAAATGTAGGCGATACGTCTAGTTATGTTTTATCTTGTTACGCGATTCTCCCGAGTAAAGCTGCAATAACGTCATCACACGCCCAGTTATACTATAATGGGGCCGCATTAACCACGGTTTATACAGAGATTGGGGGCGGAATTTATAGATTGTCGGCTACATTAACTGGACAAGTGGGCTCTGTAACTTACGGAATTTTAGTAAAGAGCCAAGTTGTTTTGTACGTTGACGGGTTCCAACTCGAGTCCGGGACATTGATTACTCCGTTAATGTGCGGTGATTTTCTTGGGCACTCTTGGGCGTCTCTTCCTATGGGTTCGTCTTCAATCCGTGAAGAGCCGTATGTTCGTCTTCCAGTTGATGGTTTAATTGACCGTCAAGAATTCTCTATTCGAGTCATTTGGAAGGCGGACTGGGCTAGCTCAGCTTATACCAAAAATGGGTGGATTTTCAAGTCTAGTTCCATTGCCAATTTTCACCTAGGGTTTAACTACAGTTCAGATACTTGGGCGTTTATGAATGACAATACGACGGCAGCAACGTTTTCAGCCGGCGATATAATCGTGTTCCATGTGACGTGCAACTCCACAGAACTAAAGTTATACGTAAATGGGACGCTGGCGAAAACAGTAGCTCAGTCAGGCTATTTGACTCCAACAAGTGGTTACTTGTACATCGGTAGTGACGACACTCCAGATTACTATATGAACGGACTATTCATGGACTTTCAGATTTACTCTGGGACTCTGACATCAACTGAAATTAGCAGCGACTATGCTAATATCTTACCACTAGTCCAGGCTGAGATGTGCCCAAGTCCAATTCCATACGTATGGACTAAAGATGGGGATAGTATTGTTGATTATACGTATGCTGCTGCTGGAATCTATTCGAATATTGCCGTTATTGGTGGTGTAGCCGGCAGTCTACCGGCTGAAATCGATTTCAAGGCTGTAACAGCTGGGATGAATAACGCGGATGTGTTCATCGGTAGACTTGATGTGGAATATCAAAAATTTATTGACCCAGAATTTTTAACATATGAGGGCTCACCAGACGCTAAAACAATTACAACATCTGCCACTAATATAGCGTCAATCGGCATTGACGACGATGAGTTTTCCATTCTGGCCGGTAGACAAATTGCCGTGATGGTACGCGGAGACGAAGACGGGGCGGACAATATACACCTCAGCCTTAAAATAAATCTCGGTGGCGCAGCCTACAGTTCAGAATACGTAGCGTCCGACTGGATAGCCAGTGGAAGTAATGTAAGCAATTTCTTAACGCCGAGTCTTGAAATGCTTGAAGAAGATGAAATGCACCGGATTCTCGGGATTAGCCGCGATGCCAAGGTTCAAGTCCAGGGCAAGCGCACGACTGGGTCGGACGTTTTCAACCTTCACACCGCGCAGATTATGCCGTTTCCCCTAATCCGACTTGTGAACATTTCAGCGTCCGGAATCGCGACGACAATCCTATACATGGGTGGTAAAGCCATGGAACTCAACGACTCAACTATATGGTACGGATACTCAGTACGCGGCGACGTCGATGAGTTCAATATTTTGCCCGGTGTGTACAATATTCTGATTTCCTATATTGGGGCTGAGGGTGTCGCAACCGACACAGGGGACACACTAACGTACTCGGCGTTTTACGTCACCCCGAGGTGGTCAGCTCTATGAATGACATCACCATTGAAATTTACGACGGCTCAACGAGAATCTCGGATATTCTTGGTGATTTGGAGTTCGTTGAGGGGGTTGAGTTCACCTGCCACATACCAGGTGGCGACTATGGAGACGCATCATTTTTTATCGAGCGGCCTGTCACTGACCCGCTACTATTCGAGATTGGTCACAGGGTAGTTTTTTACAACGGCCAGACAGTGGTATATGAAGGTTACATAAGTGGAATTACGAGACTCATCGAGGCAAACCGTCAGGGAGTCGAGGTCCACTGCGTTGGCGGCACCGAATGGATTCTGATGAAGTACGCGTTCGAAAAGTTCTGGTGTGACACTAGGATTGGCGAGGACGCGTGGGCCTGGATTCCCGCGGCCGCAGCGTCGGAAAAGTGCGATTTGGACCGTAATAACAGGCTCTTATTTATTCCAAGGGCCGTGGCTTGGGCGTCCAACGACCGGGCTGGCGTAGTTCACAGTCAACCGTACGGGCAGACCGCCAAAAAAATTACGTTTAACTATATCCTTACAACCCCAGCCGCTTGCCCAAACTGGACGCTTATGATACGCACAAACACAACCCCAACCCCAACCGTTGAGTGGAGTGTATCGAGGACTTCAGCCGGGACAAGCTCAGGGTCGGCGTCAGTTGTCCTAACGGCCCCACACAGACAGAGCCAGATCATCCTTCAGGCGGACGACGCGTACACCCCGCCAGGAGATGACACGTTAAAAGCGGAAATTACCAGCATTAAGCTGTACTCAGAGACCGACAGTGCCATAACCATGAATGTGGTGGCTGAGGACATAATTGATGAGGTCAGTGGGAAAGGTCTAATAAATTCATCAAAAAATCTTCTAGAAACACCTAGTACTCAGTTGACCATTGAGCCCTTCATTACAAACGGTTATCCGAGCGCCGCCGATATTCTAAATGACGCCGTTGGCCGGGGCGACGGGGCGTACAACCGCTGGATGTGGGGCCTAAAGCACAGCGGTTCAATTCACGGGGCGGATGGAAAGCCGGTTCTTTACATTCAACAATACCCGTCAACGTCCGACTGGGAGTACGAAATCGCATTCGGGGACGAGAACATTGTCGGGGGAGTTGAGTTGTTCTTGGACGGCCTAGCAATTGTAAACCGAATTATCACGAGTAGAACAGATGAAACTGGTAAGCATGTTTACCGTACGCCGGAAGAAGACGCAGACTTAGAAGATACGAACAGTCAGACGACTTATAGGGTAATATCTGGCGTGCGATTAGACGCCGGTGACGCGTCACAGGCAGAAGCGACAGCATACGCAAAACGATTCAAAGCAACCTACTCTACCCCGCAATATAGACTCCAACGACCTCTTGAATTGGTAAACTACATTCGTGGTAAAAACGGCATAGAGTTCCCGGTTCGTCGAGTAAAGCCCGGTGAGAGAATA